TCCCGCCGTCGTAATCATGCCACACATCGAGTTGCGGCTTTTCATCATGCCCTTGGTCAGCACGTCGTAAAGTTCCCGGTTGGGCTGTACGTGCATCTCATCGAAGGCAATGAAGTAGGGCCGGAAACCGTGCTTACCCGCAGTGTCAGAACTGAGCACCTTAATTATTCCCCCGCTTTTCTTGTGCGTGATGCTGTACTTCAGAACATCGAACTTGTCTTTTATCTTGACATTCTCGTTTATCATGTTCGCGCAAGCGTCGAAGACAATCCGGGCTTGGTTGGTGTCTCCTGCTACGCAATACGTTTCAGCGCCTTTAGGACCGTCCACGCCGTTCATGTAGATTGCTAGTCCGGAGACAAAAGCAGACTTGCCGTTACCCTTCGGGATCTCCAAATAAAAGTACCTGTGCTTGCGGTCCTTTGTCTCTTTGTTCAGCCAGCCGAAAACCTGCCGGATATGGAACTTCTGCCACTCTTCCAACTCGAAAGGCTGACCTGCCTTATCACCTTGTACGTGCAACAACTTCTGCTCGAAAAAGCGGATAGGCTTCTCCGCCGCTTCTTCGTCGAAGTAGTATTTGTCTTTGTCTATGGTGGCAACGCTACAAATCATAAGTCAAATTCATCTTCTGGTTCGACGTTCTTTGCTGGTATGTTTATCTTAGCCAGCGACATAGGGTTAAGCCCCCAATACCTCTCAAAAGTGACCATGCTTTTTCTCGCGTCCGTAGCCGCTTTAAAGTTTGCGCTTAGTCCTCTGCTGCCTGTGCTGTAAATCTCAACTCCGGGGGTGTCGTCGTTCTTCACCTCACCAGCATTGAAGACAAATATTTGCCAGTTGAAACAGTAGTCCGCAACCTGGGGGAAAGCAGCTTCAGTAAGCAAACCCATTTCTAAAATTTGGGTGCAAATTCTAAACCACATTTCTTCGCCAACCGCGTCCAAATAATCCGGCGGCATAGGCACGACCTCAGTAGTAGTTGCTACTACTACCGCGTCTTTTACCTTTGGTTTTCTACCGACTTTTGACATAAAGTACTTTGAATTTAAAAGGGGGGTCTTGGAATTTGGTTCAAATTATAAGCTTGGTTGGGGCAGGCATTCTGAGGTGACCCCGAATTAAGGAATTGGACGCCCCTCCCCCTCGACCATCCCCTGCCTGAGCGCCCTAACGAACACAACACAAGCACACTGAATACCCGCACTGTTCATGTATGTCCTGCTGCTCTGCACTACGTAATCCCCTGACTCATAGTGTGTAGCGTGCAGCCAGTAGCCTAGTCGCACTGTACTGCCTATCTCTATGTCTGTACATACCTCTGCGCCATTAAACGTTACTGGTGGCACGTCACCATGCGATAGGACAGCCAAGCGTACTGTACTGCCCTGGTGGTCATAGCATAGCTCATGGGCTACAGGCTTACCGTCTACTGATAGCCTGTCATGTACTGTACCGTTGCGCTCTGCGAAGCTGCCTGTCATGGGTATGCCTGCTGCTCTGGCCTCCTTCATTGCGTTCATTGTGTAGTTCATGGTTGCGTTCATTGGAATAGGCATTGTTGGGCTGTCTTGTCCTTGATGCGCTCCATTGCCTTAGCGTAATACTCAGGGTCTAACTCGCAGCCCGTTAGGGTTAGGTTCATCTTCTCGACCTTGTTTACTGAGTCTACGGCTATTGCGATTGAGCCGCTACCAATGTGGGTGTCTAGTATCTTGTCTCCGGGCTTGGCGTAATTGGTCAGTAGCCATTGGTAAAGGGCATAGGGTTTTTCGGTGGGGTGGATTCTCTTTTGCTTATCCTTCATGTTGCCTTGTAGCATCCCATTCCACCTAAATTTATATACATCTATGTGGTTGTTGATTGATTTGTAGGCGTATTCGCAAGGGCTATAATTCCCCGTATTTTGCTTATCCCAAACTATCCCCCCAACGCCGAAGTACCTACCATACCAATTCGCGCCCCATATTATTTGATTCTTTGAAACCCTAAAAAGTTCATCAAAATAAAAGTCGGGAGTTTCTGCATTTAAGTTTGATATTTTATAATTGCCTTTCTTGGCTTTATTGCTGGCGCAAGCGTTGGTGTTAAAAGTAGCAGAATAGTTAGGGTCAACAATAGCCAGATCAAAATGATTGTCAGGGTATCGGGCCATTAATGCCATGTTGTCCTCACAAGTGATGTTGATATAATCCTTCATAGCCATAGGGTTTCTTGTTCATTGCCCTTATTGCGGTCATCGAAGCCCGCTAAGGCTATTAGTATGTCCATCCGATCTACTGGTATCAGCCCACCATGACCTTGCTGTGTGTCTATGCTGAAGCCCTCCTTGTCTAGCTGTGACTTCTTGCCGTGCATTAGCTTGCACATGGGCATTAGGTTGTCCTCATCATAGGGAGCGCCAATAGGCAGGCTTATGATGTGGTCCACGTCTTGCGCTTCGTGTATGTGGCCTAAGAATTGGCAAGGCTCGCATGGTCGGCTGCTTCTTAGCCGCTTAGACAGCTCTTTCCACCTGTTGCGCCTGTGAGTATCGTTAGACCGCTCATTGCCGGTGCTGATCCGCTTAGGTAGGTAATTAGGCCGCTTTGCTTTTGGTAGGTGGGGCATATACGATTATCGCACAGCATACACCAGAAGACAGCCCTGTAATGGGATGTCTTGATACAAAGGGCTATTCCTTTGTCTATGTTGATGTTTACTAATGCTTCGCTAAGATAACGCTTTTATCGGTAAGTTAGGTTAGTCTAACATTATAGTTTTATTCGGCTAAGTTGTTAGGTGGGCAATAAAAAAGCCCCTACCGTCAAGACGGTAGGGGCTTGATGCGGTGGGCAAGTCCGCGATGATGCCCGGTGGGGGTGGGTTACGCCTCCGTGAACTCGGCATCTTCGCTAAAGGTAAAGTCAGCGAGGTCAGCGTTTAGCGCCGCAAGGGTGCTGTATTCGTTGTTAAGTTCTTCTTCGCTCATCTCGCCAACAATCTCCGCGATGTCAGAAGAACGTACTAGCCAGCTAGTTTGCGTGGCGTTGTCGTTTAGCCACACTTGGCCGGTAAGTGTTCCGTTGGAGGTATTTGCAATAGTAGTCATCGTTGTTTGCATTTTGTGAAGTCGGCAACATTGCTTCCTTCGTTAGTCTAAAGATACGACCTATATTTGATATACACAAGTGTTTATCATCTTAGGACAAAAAAGATTGATTTAATCTTCCTTTAGTAGCCCGTCCAAAACCAGTTTAGCTTCTATAGCCTCCCTGACAAATTCAGACTTCACTTCGATAAGATTCATGTGCTCAACTTTGAGCCACAGGGAATAGTACTTCTTTGGACCGTCTTTGGCGGGTCGTCCTGCGCCTTTACGTTTGCCGCCGTGATTGTTTTTGCTCATGTTGTGTCTACCTTTTATTTGTGCGTTTCCTCTGCTCAAGTTTCGCAAGCGCCTTCAGATCGCCTTGCTGTGATAGCTCCAACAGCTTCAGGTCTATCACGTATTCCCCTCTTGCCTCGCCTCTCTCATAGAGGTTTTGAAAGTCCGGATGATCGCAAATACCATCATCCATGACTTTTTGGCAAATAGCCAGAGGATACCCTAACGCTCCAAGGTTGACAGCCATTGCCTTTTGTTCGGCGGTCATTTCTATAAATCGCTCCATGTTGACATCTTTTTTTCTTGTGATGACCCAAAAAACAGGTCAAGAGTTTTGTTAACCTTCGCGGAAGACTTTACAAATCCTTCTTTCTGGTTTTCATTAATAAATACAACAAATTTGTTGTAAAAATCGAATATTTCTTTGTTTTCGTCAAGCTCGAAAGACTCACAAGTTCGGTTCGCATTCAGATTCATACTGGTGCGAATGCACACCTTGAAATCGTCATTTTCTATGAGACAGAATTTAGCGTGGATTTCCGATGTCCGGATGTTCTCCTTACCGAACGCTTCCTCAATAGAGACAGCATATTTTCGCTGTCTGGTGGCATAGCTGTGATCCGTTACCAGCGTGAAGCGCTCTATTAGGTCGCTATCAACTAGCCACTTCACGTTGTGAGCGTCCTTGATCCCTGCGGACCATGTGACACAAGTCACTTTAGCCCGTCCTGTCTTTTTCAAGACCCCATGAATGAGGTCTATGAGGGAAAAGTCCCCCCTCGTTAATCCCATGATTCGGGATCCATTGGTGAACCCCGATAGCACCTTGTTAACGTCCTTGGTGTTGAAAATCCCAAGGTCCGCAGCCTTGAACCTAAAATTGCTAAAATCGGCCATTGTCTTGTTCTCTAAAAGTGATGCGGTGGGCAAGGCCGCAAGGTTAAGCCCGGTGGTGGATGAGACTATGACTCAGACTCAACAATGTACTCTTCAATCATTTCCTTTACCTCTTCTGCTGTCTCGCAATCTTCGGCGTTGTAGTGGTCAAAGCCAAGGTCATAGTTGCGGCCCTTCGTGGCAGGGCCGCTGTGGTAAATCGTGCGGTCGTTCATGTTGATGGTGTAGTCGGTGGTGTTGATTGAGAAAGTCATCGTTGTTTGCATTTTGTGAAGTCAGCAACATTGCTTCCTTCGTTAGTCCAAAGATACGACCTATATTTGATATACACAAGTGTTTATCTAAAATAGATAAGTTTATTTTTAAAAGCCCCTACCGTATTGACGGTAGGGGCTTGGTGCGGTGGGCAAGGCCGCAGGTAATGCCCGGTGGGGTTTAGACTTATTAGACTTATTGGACTTATTGGAAAATCGGATAAGTCCAATTTGTTAGCGCATAGGTTAAAATCCAGCGTTTTTCATGCACTTCCCTGCAACCTCTAAGCTGAGGTCTTCTGGCAGGTGGTCCATGAGGTAGTCTGCAATGTTACAGTAAAGTCCTTTTAATTCGGTCCCGTCAAAGCCTTCTAAGGAGGCATCGGTAACTTCCGACGCTTGATCGAATGGGAGGTAGTTCCAAATCATGTCGAGGATAGAAGTGTGAATTGTTTTCATCTTGATTTTTCTTTAGAAGTCAGCAACGTTGCTTCCTTCGTTAGTCCAAAGATACGACCAATATTTGATACTCACAAGTGTTTATCTAAAATAGATAAGTTTATTTAAAAAAAAGGGCCACCCTGTTACGGATGGCCGGTATGTTAAGTGCATCAATAAACAAGTTCTTTATTCCTCTTCCGTAAGAATCGCTACCAATATGCCGTTCTCGTTAATGTGGAATTTAGGCTTTACTTCGCCCCTTAGCATTTTGTCAAGTAAAACCCTGTGCTTTTCTTCAACATGGATTTCCGAGGGGGCTTCTCCGATAACTTTTAATTGTATCTTGTCCATGCCTCTAAGATACGAACTATTCCCCTAAAGGTTGTAGGCTTCTTGTATGGTGGTTACTTCGGTCATTGGTTCTTTATTTAGTGGTAAAGACCCCTGCCTTCACTAAAACAGCGCGGGCATCCTTGGTCAAGAAATCCTCCCAATGGTCTTCCGCGTATTGGTCGGGGTCATCGTATGCCGGGTCTGAAGGCAGTGCTTCGGCCCATTTGTTGTCTCCGCTGTTGTAGTCTTTGGCGTGGTCCCAAGCGGCTTTCTTAGCCATGCCTGTCAACGCTTCCACCAGTTCGGGGGCTGCTGCTAACAATACAGCGTTGGCCTTGCGCATAGGCTGCTTCTGGTTAGGCACATCGGCTACTAGCTGGCTGGTGTGGCAAATAGCATCCCCATCAAGGGTAAAGACGGTGTGTAGTGTCGGATTGATTTCGTGGCTTGCCTGCCACGGTCCTGGTGTGTAGCTCTTAGTCATGGTTAAGTTATTCTGTCCGGTTAAATGATTCGGCAAAAATCATAAGTATTGCCGAATCTTGTTCTTAAAAGCCGCGCCTCTCAAATCATATGAGTTTAGCGCGGCTTGGTTGGCCTCATAATGAAAAGTCCGTATTAGGCCGGGGTTAGTCTTTGGCGCTGCTTGATCTGGCATTATCTTTTTTCAACCCCTCTATAAGTTCCTCTATATCATCCCATCTTACCCATTCTCCGTCAACTTCTTCATCTTCGCTTGGGGATCCATCAGGCCACGCACCAACATCAAATCTACCTAAAGACTGTAAACGCCCTATAACAACAGGTAAATCTAATTTAGGCATCATTTCAGCTTCTTTCATTTTTTCGTGTAATCTTTTTTTAAACTTGCTCATAATATTTTTTTTTGTTTTTAATCTTAAACTATATTCACCCAAACCGTTAGTGGCAATGCTTCTTAAGAACCTTCTTTTCAGCTTTTCTTAACCAGTCATAAACATCTGCAACATCACAGGTCATTATTCCTACGTGCGAATGTTTATTCTCATACTTTTCCATCTGTTTTTGTATTTCCTCTAAAAATGCACCGCCACTAACACTATCTAAAGTGCATGGCTTTTCGTTTTTTGAATCTTTGCTTTTCATCTCAATATTTTTTTTAAGTTTTTAACTATTTAGCTTTTATCAGGTAGCCACGACACCATACACAATTACGTTATTTCAAAGTGAAGCGGTGGGGCAAGTCCGCAGGTTAGGCCCGGCTGCGTGTAGCTCCACATTAGGCGCAATCAGGAATGCCCTGTGCCCTTATCCAAGCACCTGCGGCCTTTGCCATGTAGTCATTCATTGCAACAATATCTATTCCTTCAATTAGGCAGATATTGAGTTCTTCGATCATGCCCTTGCTCAATACGTCTCCATACAAGCGCAGTTCATCAACCAGCCCGCTTTCAAGAACCATCCTATTAAACGTCATACCAATCTTTCTTTGTTCTGGAATTTCGTCACTCAACAGCTCCAACGATCTTAGGTAGGGGGCGTAAGGATATACGCCAGCTTCGTTTTGCAGTATTTCCCATTGAATTGCTTTTACTTGCTCGCAACGGACAATAACCGCGTCGCTAATCGGGTGGGCTATGTATGATACTTTCATTAGTATTCGTATTCGTGAAAGCCCGAAGGCTTGAAAACTCGTTTAGAAATTTCAATGTCAAATGCGCACCCCTTGAAAAGTCGAGCAATGTCAAGTCTTTTTTTCTCGACTTCCATTGACTGCCAGTTTAGCCTTTCTCGAATACCGCCACGAGCGCGATCTGTGCTGTTTTCGTAAGTCATCCCAGCGTATTTGTCAGATAACTTTTTGCGCTGGGCTTCTTCTTTCTTCAAACGTTTCAGGGCCGCAATTAATTGGTCTGCATCTGTTTGTAACTGTCTCATGTTTTGGTTCTTAAAATTTTAAAACGCATAATAACAAAACCACATCAACAGGGCAGAAATGTTATTAGCGAGGTTAAGATTATCCACGCCCGGCTGCGTGGTTCGTTGTCCATTATGCGCAAAAAAGCAACGGCTCACAATTAAAGTCGCTCTTGTGTCGCCAGACTTCCGTACCGTCCCAATTTAGCAAGCAATTATTGCCATCTACTTTTAGGACTTTTGCTTTTGAAAAGTGGTTATAAACGCTATGGCGAATTCTAGCGTAAAGGCCAGGACGCAAGTACTCAAATTGGGACTTGTTATAAACCTTCTCAGTAGGCTCGCTATCGTTAATCATTTCCCGTACATCAGTCAGCCTGTCCCTCATTTCGCTATCGTCTTGATTATCGGGATGCGCCGCTAAGAATAATTCTAGTGATTCTAGTGCGGATTTTATTTCTTTGTTACTCATATCGTTATATTTAAATGTTGAGTGGCTATGTTTTGACAGCCGCCCGGCTGCTTGTAGCTTCGTTCATTACGCGGTGAGCAATGCCGCAGGGTGGCCCGGTGATGTGTTATGTGCGTATTTTGTGGGGGTATCAACAAGTTACCCACAATTTAGAGAAACTATTTCCGCTCTACAATCCCCGTACCAATTCTCACTTACTTTCTTATAAACCGTTTCGCACTTTTCGCATTGCAATTGTGTTTCTTCATATAAGTCAATGTATTGGTCTGTGTCAGCGTAACCATCTTTACACACAGGGCAGTCAATATGGTTATGTATTACTTCATTGCATTCTTCACAGCAAAGTTCACCATATACTTCAAGCTCAACTACGTCACCTACTTTAAAGCTGTGGGTAACACCGTTTATAGCGCATTGCTTTTTATCGCTTAATTCATTGTTTTGTTTCATTTTATAAAGTCTTTTAATTATTCAAAGTTAAGTTTCTTTTTATACGCAACGACACCATACACAATTACGTTATTTCAAAGTGACGCGGTGGGCAAGGCCGCAGGTGATGCCCGGTGGGGTTTAAAGCGTTATTTCGCTTACGCGGGCAGCAATCAATTCGATGGCCTCTGGCTTCATCATTTCTACCTTTGCTTGTGCCTCCGTCATGCCATTGCCCATAAGTGCGCTAAACATATCTGCGCCAACAGTCATTGCAGCAAGGTAGAATTTTTGATCGTTAGACATGGTGTTGTTTTTTAATTGTCGTCGTCAGCAACGTTGCTTCCTTCTGGTGTAAAGATAACACCCGCAACGTTACCGTGCAAGTCTTTCGCAAATAAAGACTAAGTTTATTTTAAAAGCCCGTCCCTTATTAGCTTTTCCTTTAAGGCTTCGTTCCCAAAAACGTTCTTGTTCCCTGGTATCAGCGCAACAACGTCAGGCAGCACCGTCAGCACTACCCTAACCTTAGCGTTGCCCGTTGGCTTCCTGCCTTTCGGGAGGTGGTCGTGTTTCCCGCGTGGTGCTTGCTTCTTGGCTTGCCTCTCGGCTTCTATGGCTGCATTCAGTTGCGCTCTACGTACTATTGCAGCCTTGCGGGTATCGCTGGCTTTCTCGTGCACTAGGGCTTCCGCTGGTGGGTTCTTGCCTACTCGCCATTTGTGGTCGGGGTGTAGTCGGTATAAGTGGTGCATGGTTATTGTTGAAGCCACGCCCGGTGATGGGGCGCGGCTGGTGGTTAGTTGGTAGTGTGCCGAGGTTAGTCTTGGGCGCTGCTTGATCTGGCCTCTTCTTTTATAGTGAAGTATCGAGTAAAATAGCGGCTACCCACACCCCCACCGTTTAAGGCCGCACGTTGCCAAGGATTTTGCCGCGCGTTTAAAGGGCTAACAATCAGTACGTGATTGCTTCTTTCGCTCTCGGATTACGATCCGAGTAACGGGCTTTAGCCAGCCGCCAATGTTTTTAATTCGTCACGACGCGCCTTGAGTGCATCCCAGCTATCTAAGTGGAATTGCGCGGTTAACTTATAGTCTTCCCATGCCGTATCACTGTCAGTGTCGTTAGCCTCCCCAAACTTAGAAATATAGGACTGCTCCCGGCTTACTCTTTCTTCGATGTTCAGCATTTGACGGGTAACTGATTCTAGGTCGTTAAATGATTGGGCGAATTGATAAGCGTTCATCTTTTTTATTTTGTCATCGTCAGCAATACCGCTTCGATAGGCCAAAGATACTGCCCACAACGTTACCTTGCAAGTCTTTCGCAAATAAAGATTAAGTTTCTTTCAAAAGCCCCGCCCAACCTAAGTCAAGCGGGGCGAACAAAACCACTTATATCTTATTTTCTGCGACGCTCATTCAGGCACACCGCGTTAGCCTCTCCCATTGCTCTAAAGTGGACTTGACTATACTCAACGCGCTTCTATCGTGCAAAAGGTTAGGAGACATTACTTCTAGCAGGTCTCCAACCTCTCTTGCAGCCGAATCGTAGACAAAGTACTTGTCGCTCTTTATCCTTTCTATTAGCTCATGTAAAAAGTTCCGCGTATAGCTCCAAAGGTTTTTAGGCTCAAGCATATCTTCGTCATAAGCGCACACTTTCTCTATGTAAGCCGTAAGCATATCCACTAAGGTTCCGTGCATTGTAGTCTCAGCTACATACCCCGCCAGGATGTTCGCTACCTGATCTTCACGCCATACGCCGTCTTTGCATTCGGCTAGGATTTCGCGGGTGGCTTCTAGTACTTGGTCTTGTCTCATTGGTTTAGGTGATTTTCTATTTGTTCACACGACCAAGACGAATCAGAAATAATTGCAGCCGTTTCTTTAACACTTCGCCACATTGGATAGAAATCCCATATTTCTCCATGTACTATTAGCTCGGGGCCATCCCCTGGCACTATCAATGATTCGTCAAAGGCTAACGCCCGGCTTATCTTCATGAGCTGCAAGGAGGCTTCATTGGCGGTTAATCCTATCTTGTTTCTCGTCTTAAATGGAGACACAGATTCATTAGGACTGCCTTTCCAATCTAACCTAGTCATAAAGAGAGGGAATCCACGATCATACAAGACCTTGTAAAAATACCTACGTTTTGTCTGTCTATCGCAATATTCCTTAACATCCTCTTGCCATATGTCTACTTCCGATATGTTAAGCAGCCAATTAAAGCGTTGTACGCTCATCTCCGGCCATTCAGATACTGATAGGGTGGCGTAGGTGCGAAGTTTGATAATTTCATCGTCTCGCTTCTGAGCAACACCAAAAAGCATAGCTATTGCAAGGTTGCTAATGAGACAAGGCAAAAAGGCAACACCAAGGATGGTCATGGTAATACACACAATTGACAGGACTGGGTAAAAGAATTTATTATGAGTTCTCATTCTTGCTCGTTTTTTTTTGCAGTTAGTTCCATCACCACCAGTATATTCCCCCATACAGGAGCGTTAAGAATATGGTTCCGAGTAGCGCGGCAACGCGCCTTACATCTACTATTCCTCGTTCTCCGTAACTCTCCCATATCCAGAGAGCAGCGATTAGGGATATTAGTAGCCATAGGTGCCAGGGCAGTAGGTTCATTGTTCTTGATTTTCTGTGAGTTCACGGAACCTTACAAGCAACTCCCCAACTAGCAGGTCGCAGTCTTCGTTAGGCCGTGCCGGTACATTTCTGGATAGTATTCTTTCGCGTTCGTGTGGGTACTTGTAGTCGAACAACTTATCCGTTAATTCGTCTACCTTTTCAAGAAGCTCCTTGTCTGTAAGGGTGCATAGTCTAAATCCTACTATTGCGTTCATGGTCCTTTTGTTTATGGCCTTACGGCTGGTTGGTTCTATTTTCTAACCGCCAACTGATAAGCGTCGATGTCGTCTTGACGGTACTTGGTTGGTAATTGGTGATTGTTCTGTTTGGCAATGCCCTTAAATACGCCGTCTGTCCACTTTCGGCCTTTCTGCTGAGGGCTAATAGGTCGTACTACCTTATCCCCCCAACGGTCAATACAGAAGTCTACTATCGTTGCGCTAATGGCTTGGTTGCACCCTACGTTGCGGGCCTTGCGGGTGGCTACGTTCTTGTTACCGCTTGCGTCGAATGAAGTGTTTTGCAGGTTGCTGTCCTCGATTGTAATCAGAACGTTTTCGGGTGCTTCTGTTTGAATCCATCTGACCAGCCCCACCATGCCCCTACCTTTAAATCTTGGGAAGGTCACGTTGCCGTCAGGATTGACGACGCAAACACCTAAGCCGTTTTTTCTGAATGCCGGATCTATTCCTATTCTGGTTGCAGGTTGTGCCGCCTCCCCTAACGCTGGCTGATTGTCCGAAGCCCTGCGAGCCTTTACCGGCCCCTGCTTTAGGTTAGCTACGTTACCAGCTATGACCGCTTTGCTATGCGCTCTGCGGGCTTCCATTGCTTCTACGTCTGCTTGTGTCCATCCCATTACTTCTCGATTGGTGGTGAGGGAAGGGGTTGCCACGAAACGACATCCTTAATTATCCTTCCGTATCTGCCGTGTGCGTCCGTCATGAACTCTCCTGTTACTTCCATATACTGAACGCCGTCTATTACTTCGCTTCCGTTCCAAACTGTTATGCCCTTTGAGCAATGAACGAAAACTTCACAATCAATGGGGGGTAACCTGTCCTTTACGCTTATCCACGGGTCAAACTTTTCAACACTTTCCTCTATGGAATCGCAAGCGTCTTCCCATCCCGCTATACGTTCCGGTGGGTCATGGGTAACGCTGCCGTTATATTGGCTTGCCTTTCGGATTATTTCTAGTACTGCTTCTTTCATGGTCTTGTTTATTTCTTAATATCCGTACACTCTTTTCATGACGGCTGAATCAAAATGGTTCATCATGTACCAACGATACCGGGACATAAACGAGAATTTAAAGCGTCGCCACATTGGTTGAAGCTGGTAGTCGTCTTCGTGCACGGATTTGTAAACTTCTCGCTTTGGTTTGTCGAGATTATCTTTTCTAGTTGGTAGCAAGTCCCAATAAGGATTTTGGACTCCCTGTATCAGTATGCAGTCTTCGCCTTTGTGGGTTACTTGGTCGCCTATCTTCGGAGACTTTATGACCTTCAGCGAGTACCAGACGTATTTAGCCCATTGAGGCGTTCCGTAAAAGAACTTTTTAAATTTGAAGAATCTTGGTTTTTTCATGGTCTTGTTTTTTAATGGTTTTCAGGAAACGAGGCGACCACAAAAGCCGCCCCTGAACATCCCTATGCGTGAAAATACTATGATTCTTCACATTACTATGTCTTCTACGATTGGTCCTTTCATCATGCTACGAGTTTTGCGGCCCGAGCCTCAATACGATCCATGTAAGCGTCGAAAGTGTAGGGTGTCCCTGCGTAGGTCTTTGCAGCCCTGAAGTCTTGGGTAGGGGTGAAGCCACCATTTGCCCGCATTGTGCGGACGGCGGCGGCTAACCTGCTGCGGTGCGCTGCCTTTAGCGCGGGTGTTCCTCGCCTTGCTTTTGCTGATCCAAGCGGTATCGCTGGCTTTCTTGTTTTTGTTTTCTTACTCATTATGCACTTATCTGATATTTAAAACAGTACGCTCGCAATGCAATTATATCCTCCTTCGCCGTTCGATTATCCCCCGGCTTTCCACCCTTAACCGGGGTGTTCGCGTTGGCGGACATTTCGGTACTAACCGACTCAGTTGTTATCGGGGTTGTTGCGTTTGCAGCAGCCCCGATTTGTATTAGGCTATAACTTACTGATCCAGCGTCCGTTGTAGACAGAGCAGCATTCATGCGCGTTGACCTAAAGATACGCTTTTCCGGGATATATTGCAAGCCTTCAGGGAATGCCATTTGCACAAAATCCCTTAGCTGTAGGTTCGATTCGACCTTAGATAGAACCGCTCCGATTCCTGCTATTGACTGCAAAACGTGCTGTAGCACCTCCCCTTGTCGGTCTAAAAGCATTTGCGTTTCGGTTACGTGAGCCGTCAGCCGTAGCACGTCAGCTTCTAAATCTTGCTTCTCTTTTGCAGTGATAGCGCCTTGCAAAAGGAACTTTACCGACTTCTTTACAAGGTCTTCCGCCTCGATCAATTCATTTTTCTTCCGCTTTAGTTCGCTGCGCAGGTTAGCGGTCTGCTGTTGCATTCGCTTCTTTGCCTTGTTCGATAGGCGCAACTGGCTTACTGCCTTATACGTAAGCTCCTTTACCATGTTGCGTAGGTCTTCGTCTACCTCATTACGGCGAAAGCGGTAGTGCGTCACTCCCTTGCATTTGCAGACGTAGTAGGATGTCTTTTTACCGCTGCCGTTCTTTACCGTGCTAGATGTTGCCGTGACGTTGCAGGGGGAGCCATAGACTATCCCGCGAAGGAAACTATCGCTTAGGCTTTTCAAGTTCTTAGTCAGTACCCGGCGCGTCCTCAGTTCCTTTTGAAGCCGTACCCAATCGTACTCTTCCCACAGGGGCGGATAATTAAGGCTGAAGCCATCTCCTCTTGCTTGGTAACGCTCATTCTCTAAAGCGTCCCTGAACGATTGCAAGGCACCCAACACATCCCTGCCCCCGTTGGCCTCCCACGCCTGATTTATTCCAGCCCCGTGTGAAATCTCAATACCTGCCTTTTTTAAGGCTTGGGCAGCGGGTAGCCATTCAATACGCCGACCCATTTCATCGTTAATCTTCCTTTGGTATCGCTTGCTTGTCCGGTAGGGGTAGTATCCACGTTCCAGACAAGCGACTTGGTTTCTTTTCGTGTGGTCTGAAATGTCCTTGCTCACTTTCTCCGCCGCCGCCTGCTCCAAGAAGAAAAGCATTTTATCAGTCACTTGGTCGAAGTCAATCCAGCGTTCCACCGTGTTTACCTCTACCCCAATTTCGTTAAACCGCCCCACCCAATCAACAGAAGCGAATGAGTTTCTAAACCACCTATCCCACCGCCACAGGATTAGGCAAGTGATGGGTCGGGCGCTTCTCCGGTTGTACGCTTTAATCTTCTTAAGCGCGTCCTCTAGTTGCCAGCGGTCGGGGTCTGTTCCGGTGTGAGCAGACGAAAAGGTAAATGGGAATTGCGCTTCGGGCACTTGCCGGAGTACACCCCTTGTGGTGTTGTCGTCCTGACTTTCGTTGCTCAGTTCGCTTTGCTTCTCTCCATCGGAGTAGCGGACCATTTTGGCAAAAACGTGGTGATCTGTTATTTGGGACATTGGGTAGGGTTTGTTGCAAGTACGAACTTTTCGGCGGAACTAAAAAGTATCTCTAACAAAACTTCGTCTAGCTGTTCTGCTTCCGGGTTTAGTTCTGCGGTCATTTCGGGTCGGGGTTCTTGTTGTGGTAATGCACTCATGATGTTAGGTTTTAGATGTTAGGATGAAGCCGATTCGCAATAGCAGCCAAGTGGTAAACCTCTCCCTTGTTGAACTCTGGCTTGAAGTAGGTGAGGGACTCAATAAGCTGCTTGTACTTTTTCTGACGTTCTTCCTTCAGGTATAGGCGTAGGTTGCGCTGAATGTCGTCATCGTTGGCCGTCGCATAAGCTACCGTCTTAGCGTCGCTCTTTTCCACCCACACGTAACCTAAAGGCTTTAAGTCGCCCATTCTTCCGCATACCGTTCGCTCTAATAGCCCGGTTATCTTTGCTATCTCCGGATAGGTCAAGCCTTCACGGTGAGCCAATAGGCAATCGTACACCTTTGCTGCCTTATCGCTTAGGCGGGCTTCGTTTAGCTTTTCGATTTGGTAGGTCATGATGCAAGATTTAAACGTTCCCGTACCAATTCGCTCCACTCCTTTGTGTAGCGGTTGTACTTAATCTGACCTGACTTCTGAAGGGCGATTAGCGCATCGCACGTAATGCCCCGGTCTATCGGGCTACCTGTTTGCTTGAAGGCTGAGGCATTCAATTCTGGATTTTCGTAAAGGGCTTTTAGTATGCGATCTTTACGTTCTGCGATTGTGTCTAATTTTTGAAAACTCATCGTTAGTAGATTTTTGTTGCTGGCATAATGAAATACTTCCCGTGGGAGCACATTGATACTCCCCCTTCCTTCGTCAAGTGTTGAAGCGCGTCTGAAACTGATTCTATGTCACTATTGACAGCTAAGGCCACTTGCCGGGGGCATAGCCTCTCGTTGCCTAAAGCCTCGACTATCAATCGAATCCCCATCGCCTGACACTCAATCATGTCGAAAAGGATTGCTGGGGTGGGTGCCTCCAATCGTGGGTAATGGTCGTCGAGCCTAAAAAAGTATTTTTCGGACTTATCGCAAAATGATATGGTTCTTCCGTTGTAGGTGATGTCTTTAACCTGTCTTTCTTTTAGTTTTGGCATTGTTGTGGTTTTGTTGCCTTTCGGCGGTTGTGGTTTTAAGCGGCTAGGTTATCCTTCCGCAGTTGTTTGATTTGTAATAATTCCGGCTCAATCTCAGCGATATAAAGCTGAATCTCTTTGCCGTTGGCGAGCTGGTCGTATTCTCCCGCTTCCACCCAATCGTGACACTGGTCGCACATCGGGTCGATGTTTTCCTTCTCTGCGATTAGGTCAGGTCTTCGGCTTCGCGGTATTCGGTGGCTCCATGTGATACGGCCTGTTGATGCTCCACAGCCCCGGCAATAGACATATCCAGAATCATCTATCATTTCATCGTGAATTTCTTTCTTGATGGCACGGTAGGACTTTTCGGTTTTGGCTCGTTTGGGGGTGTGGAATCTCATTGGTTGGGCTTTACCCGCCCACCAGGATTGATGGGCGGGGGTGAATGGTTGGGATTAGGCTAGAACGGGAGGTCTCCGGAGGCTTCTGCAACTGGTTCCGTTTGCGCGGCTTGGTTTGGGGCCGGTGCTTCGCTTGCTTCTGCTGCGCTCACCTTTTCGACGCGCCAAGCATTCAGGTTTTGGAAGTATTTCTCCTGCCATTGGCGGCCCCGGATGTCGAAGTGTACTTTAATCTCGTCCCCTTCGTTATGGCCGTCCATTAGCGCGGTGCGATCCTGCGTAGTCTGGAAAGAGATGAAGTTGTCGTACTGTCCGCCGTCGTTGGCCTTGATGACAAAATCTCGAACTCGGAAGGATTCGCCTTTGGTTTCGGTCTCGTAGATTTTTACGAGGGTGCCGGTAATTTCGTAACTCATGGTATTGTGGTTTTTGCCGTTAGGCGGGTTAAAATGGTACTAGTTCGTTGTCGTTTCTTGGTTGTGCGGTTACACTTGGCAAGGATGGCTTTGGCTGGTATTCAGGGGCCGCAACCCCGCTGCCTTGCCACTTGCTTTTCTTCTCCATGTTGTCGGGCAACAGGTCGAAGTCTTCGTTATCTAGGTCGCTGAAGTCTGCGAAGTCTGAGATGAACCGCATGGGCACGTCTCTACATTCGCCGTGCCGGTTCTTACCTACGATTACGTAAGCAATCCCCTTTAGGCTGTTGCCCTGTTCATCTTCGTCGATGCCGTAGTATTCTGGACGGTAGAGAAACAAAACTTGATCCGCGTCCTGCTCTAGGCTACCGCTTTCCCTTAGGTCTGAAAGTTGGGGGCGCTTATCGCCACCTCTCGTTTCTACTGCTCTGGAAAGCTGGCAGAGGACAACCACAGGAACATCTAGTTCCTTAGCCAGCATCTTGCAAGAGCGGCTCATGCGGCTAACGTCCTGCTCTCTGTTGCTAGATTTCTTACTATTGCTATCGTCACCTACCAATTGCAGGTAGTCAATAATCACAACATCAAGCGTCTTTCCTTTCCGCTCAAACTCTCGCTTTATCTCCCGTGACCGTGCGCGAATCTTTGACATACTTGCGCCTGCGTCGTCCGCAATTTTCAAGTCCCATTTGCGGAACTTTTCGCGGGATTCTTTTAGTAACTCTCTTTCGTGTGGTGTAAGCAGGTTGATGGCCCGCATCTTTTGGCCGTTGATTTGGCTGTCTCCTGACAACATCCTGCCGGTTAGCTGCGCAGTTGACATTTCGAGCGAAAAGAAAGCAACCCCTTTTCCGTCCGCTGCAACGTTCCTAGCGAGCTTTAAAACAAAAGCGGTCTTCCCCATTGCCGGACGTGCTGCAAGTATCGTCATATCCCCTCCCTGCAAGCCACAAAGCATTTTATCAAGGTCCGTGAATCCCATTTGTAAGCCCGGCGGCAAATCTTCGCCCGATTCGTGGAAGTCTTCTATCTTCTGGATAAAGTCGGCGGCGGCTGTTTCTAGGTCAACAGGCTTAGAGCCAGGGCCAATGTTGTTCACATCGCTAATCCATGAATCAGCCTTACCGATGGCTTCAAAAACATCCGCTTTAGGGTCGTAGAAATCGCCCACTACTTCGGAAAGTGTTTCAATGCCGTTCCGGGCTATGAATCGTTCGGCTATGATTGTAGCGTGTGCGTCAACATCCATGCTGAACTTGACGTACCGGGAAAGCTCTTGTATGTACTTAATCCCTCCGGCTAGTTCCAAGTCACCATTTTTCTTCAATTCCTCCGCCAGAAGCAGGGAGTCGAACTTGATACCAGCGTTGAACATGGAAGTCATTGCCGCAAAAATGACTTGGTGCTTAGGGGCGTGGAAATACTCTGACTTCAGAATGTCCGCTGCCTGCGGGTAAGTGTCTCGGAATTTCACACAGGCCGAAATGATGGCCTTTTCCAATTCCTGAGCGTGTGGAAGTAGTTGATTGCTCATTATGCTGTTTTCTTTGCGCGGAGTTCCCGGAGTTGCTCAAATGGGCTTTTGCCCTTAAGTACCTTGCTAACTGTGGCGGCGTTTAGCTTGGCGTACTGGTCGCGGGTCTTATCGCTAGACAACCAAGACTTGAATGAGCCTCTACCGTAGTTGATCCGCTTGTGAGCGTCTTGGAAGAACTTTGAATCGTGGATGTAGTATTCAACCCACTTGCGAAGTTCTCCGGCAAACTGATCTTTGGTGATATTGATATTAGCCTGCTTAATGACCACCGGGAAAAGCATTGAGTTTACTTTTAGCGTCTCGATACACTTTTTGTAAATCGCTTCTGCCTTGTCTGCCGGGTCAGGGTATTTCTCTTCAAGGCTGACCGCCGACGCAACTGGCTTAGTTTGTACAGGGTTTCTGTTTACAGAAGAATAAATTTCGAGCGCGATCTGATTTAGCTCGTTCTCTTTTAATTCTCTTTTAACTTCTATTTCTTCTATATGTCGTTCAATTTTTGAACGGCTAGCGTTCATTTTTTGAACGGCACCGTTCATTTTTTGAACGGCTGGCTTGTTGCCGTTCATTTTTTGAACGCGGTCATATGCTGTCGAATACCATGCCTCCGTAGTCTTCTTTTGCTTTGGGTTGGCAGGGTTAACCTCCATAAGTCCGGCGGTAACAAAGCGGTCTACCATCGCATGAACAGCACCCTTGCTAAACCCTAAGAAGTCAGATATTTGCTTGTAGCTGTTCTCGCTCCATCCGTCTACGCTATACTTTGGGCTGGCTTGCGTCTGATAGTAAACATCAAGGACGCAATACTCGTTAGGGCTAATTCCTAGCTCTATTCGCGGACCGTGCTGTATGCTTGTATAAATCCAATTCATTTCAGGTAATCTTTGTGCTGCTCCACTATGTCTTTGCAGCGTTTTAAAAAGGTTAGAGGGTCATTAAGTGTAGAGAAAATCAAGTCTCTCTTTTCGGGTGTCGCAATTAGGTCTTGCATCATTACTGCGGTCGCCAACTCTTCGCAGTTGTGAAGCTTTGCGGCTTCGTTGACGACTTCTAGGTTGCTCCATGCTGCCCTGAGTTCTGTCAGGTCTTTAGCCGTGTCGAACTGCTTAGAATGCCTTCGGGCTATGGCTACTATTTTTTGTTCTGTTGACATTGTTCTTGATTAGTTGCTTCCACCGTGCTAGTCGTGCTTCGTAGTCGCTTTGCAGCTCAATGGCTTCTCTTACCCTCCCCCGCTTGGTTAGGGCTGCTACGGTGCGTTTGTGGTCCTTGTAGCTAGGGCTGTCGGCTAGGACTTTGGCGCGTAGTTCAATCAGTTCCATTTTGAGCGTTGCTTTTGCATAGACCGCAGCATCCTAATCCGTTTGTCTCTTGCTGCTTGCTTGGTTTCTAGTATTTGCATTGCTTCGGTTCCCGGCTTAGTCTTTGCTCGCTCTACCTGTCCTTGACGGTAGGTAGCTTCTAGCTGGTCAATCTGCTCTTGCGTTCGGTCGTATCTCATGATTGGTATTTTTTACCTGTTAGGTTTCTTAGTAATTGTTGATCGGTCAGCAGCATTGACCGATTTAGGTTTAGCGCGTCGCTATCGTAGTTGCTTGAGAAATATTTGACATTGCTCTGGTAGCGTTCTATGCGCTCGTTCAGGCGTTCTATTTCTCGTAGCTTGGCGCTTCTTGCAGTTCCGTGGGGGTGGCTCATGCTTCACGTACTTTAGCCACCGCAGCAGC